AGAATCTTCTTCAGCTGTAGATATCGTAAAGCATAAGATAGAAATCGCTAAGAAGTATATCCGAGAAGTTGAATCACTTTCTACCGAACAGGTTAAAGAAAAGCGTGAATCTATTTCGGAAATACGAGGTAAGATCGACAAGATTCAGAAAGTTAACACCGACCTGAGCGATAACCTTACAGAGTCATTGGCATCAGTTACTGCCGAACTCGCTGGGTTGAATAGTAAGAAATCCAAGTTAGAGAAATATGAAGTCGGTATTACTTCGGGGATTAAGCGACTAGTTGATGAAGCTAAGTTCTTTGAAACTAATACTACTTGTCCAACATGCGAACAGGAGATAGAAGATGAGTTTAAAGAAAAGAAGCTTAATGAAGCAAAGACGAAGGCGAGCGAGTTACAGGAAGGCATGTCACAGTGCGCAACTCAAATCGAAGGAGCTCAATCCTCAATAGAAAGAGCTACTGAATCCTTAACTAAACTTAACGATAGACAAACTACAATTTCTGTTAACAATGCTTCTATCTCGAACTTTCAAGGACAAATCGAGAAGCTAGAAGCAGAGATAGATAAGTTACAGGTATCTACAAACCTTACTGAAGCAAACTCTAACTTGGCTACGCTTCAAGGGGAACGTGATACTTTAACTGAGCAAAAATTGGAGCTAATCGACAAACGAAACTACTATGACGTGATTGGTGAGATGTTAAAAGATACTGGTATCAAAACCAAGGTTATCAAGCAATATCTTCCAGTTATGAATAAGTTAATTAATAGTTACTTACAAGTTATGGACTTCTATGTTTCGTTTAATCTAGACGAGTCGTTTCAAGAAACTATCAAATCTCGGTATCGTGATGCGTTTAACTATGCGTCGTTCTCCGAAGGCGAAAAGCAACGTATTGATCTTGCGTTACTATTCACTTGGCGACAGGTCGCTCGTATGAAGAACTCGGCTGCAACTAACCTGCTGATTCTTGACGAAACGTTTGATTCTTCGTTAGATAATGATGGTATCGAGAACCTACTCAAGATACTATCGACCCTAGAGGAAGGCACGAATACATTCATCATCTCTCACAAAGGTGACGTGCTTGACTCTAAGTTCCGAAACAAGATAGAGTTTGTTAAGGAAAGAAACTTCAGCAAAATCAAGGGGTCGGCTGCATAGTCGCCCCTTATACTCGAAAGTTATAAGCATATAGCAAATTGGTTTATAAAAAGTTAAAATAACGCTTTACTCGGAACCCGATATGCGGTATAATACCTGTATAAATTGATGAGGTGCTTATGCTTAATAATTCTAAATCTACTCTTGCTCGGTTACTTGCTAAAGAAAACATTGACGTGGTTGAAGGCGAATACTCAACTGCTTCTTTCGATGTAGTAAACCGAGTCCTTCGCATTCCTATGTGGAAGGATATGGGTAAAGACGTTAAAGACCTTCTAATCGGTCACGAAGTAGGACATGCACTATATACTCCTGCTGACGGTTGGCATGATGCTGCTACTAGTGTTGAAGGTATCCCTCGCGCATTTCTAAACATAATTGAAGATATCCGTATCGAGCGTATGATACAGAAAACCTATCCTGGCTTAGTTGGTTCTTTTAAGCGTGGATATAAGGTATTGTTCGACGAGAACTTCTTTGGCACTGCGGATCGCGACCTTAACAAGTACGGTCTTCCGGACCGCATCAATGTTAAAGCCAAATTGAACGACCTTGTGAATGTTGATTTTGAATCTAAAGAAACCGAAGTTGTTAAGCAATGTTTCTCAGTTGATACTTGGGAAGAAGTTGTTGAAGCAGCTCGTGCGCTCTACGAGTTCACTAAGAATAGCAAACCAGAAACTACTCAAGAGGATAACAACTATGAGCCAACTGTTGACGAGCCTGAAACTGAAAGTCAAGAAACTGCTGAGTCTGATGAAAGTGAAAACGATAGTATTGATTCTAAATCTATGGATATTGAATCAAATGGCGATCTTACTTCTGAAGAAAATGATTCGGAAGTTGAAGAAGAAGTTGATGTAACAGGCAGCGACAGCTTTGACGAGCCTTCAGTTGAAACTGACGATGCCTTTCGCTCTAACGAAAAAGAACTACTCGATAAGCCTGACGAAAGTAAGACTGTTATCAATGGGATATCTTTCTCTGATGTAGAACAACTTGTAGTCGGTTATAAAGAAGTCTTTGCTTCTCGCGACGAGAAGGCTAAGGAAGTGCTCACTCACTATAGAATCCCTCACCCAACTCAAGAATCCGGATTTAAAGAAAGTTTCTCTAAGTTCATGAAAGAGACTGATAGAACTGTAGCGGTAATGGCAAAAGAGTTTGAAATGAAGAAAGCTGCGTTTCGATACTCTCGTGCCAAGGTATCTCGTTCAGGTTCTTTGGCTATGGATAAGGTTCACTCTTACAAGTATAATGACGATATCTTTGCTCGTAACTTAGTTATGGCTGATGCCAAGAACCACGGTATGATTATGTATGTTGATTACTCTGGTTCTATGGGGGATACTATAGGATCGGTACTTCGTCAGGTTATAAACCTAGCTACATTCTGTAAGAAAGTGTCAATTCCTTTCAGAGTTATGGGGTTTACTAATAACCATTCCAGAAGAGATTTTAGTAATGTAAAGACTAATATTGATCTAAGAAGTGTTGCTCTATTCGAACTAGTCACTTCTGACATGAACCGTAAAGACTTCAACCGTGCTATTTCCGATTTGTTTATTCTTTCGGGTCGTGATTCATACGAACGCTATCACTACTCTTCTGAGTATGAGCAAATGGGCGGAACTCCGTTAAATACCGTTATCCTTGCAGCAGTTCGTATTGGTCAACAGTTCAGAGCGAAGTATAACCTTGATAGACTAAACACCATATTCCTAACAGACGGCGCTAGTCAAGAGATTGAGCTTCAAAACTCTTGGGTTGGTTACGGTTCCACGCAGTACGTATATGATTCTGGTAAGAGAATTGAGATAGGTAAACGTCATAGAGAAACGCCACCTCTGATGAAGTACTATAAAGAAGCGACTGGTTCTACAGTTATTGGTTACTATGTTGCCGAACGTCGTTCTCATGCGTTAGACTTCTATAGAAGAATCGTTGGTGCTGATTGGTTTGAAGCGGATACTCTGGCTCGGTTGGCTATGAGAAATAAATCTGCCGTTGTTGATGAATGCCCTGGATATGATCGTATGTTTCTATTGAAAGGTGGTAAGAACCTTGATACAGATAATGAAGACTTTGAAGTGAAGTCTGGCGCTAAGAAAGGGGAGTTGACTCGACAGTTTAAGAAGTTTACTGGCTCTAAGAAAACCAACCGAGTCCTTACTACTAAATTCGCGGAAATCGTGGCTTGATATAACAAAACGGTATAAAAAAGTTTTAAAAAAGACTTTACATACCGTTCCTTTTGTAGTATAATACCTGTATTGAATTGATTGAGAGAATATACATTATGAATAACTTTACTCCGTTTCTAAAAGAACTTGCTGCTCGTTACCCTGACCAGACCACTTTCCGTAATGCTGAGATGAACATTGTAGCCAAAGCTCTTGGGTATACCAATGGATCAATATACGATAAGATGCTTGATAAAACGACTGATCGTATCTCTCGTGGCGTCTGGAACCTAGAATCTAAGTTGGCACCTTTCCGCCGAATCGAAGGTGGTCGCGCTTTCGAAACAGCTCCTGCCCCTGCTATGACTTCTTCTGTTCAATCTATCTCGAACGATGAAATCTATATCCCAGAAACTGATCCTACTTATGTTTCTTGGGGCAACTTTAAAGACCTTCGAATGATTATTGAATCTCGTATGTTCTACCCGACCTTTATTACTGGTCTATCTGGTAATGGTAAAACAATGATGGTTGAACAGGCATGCGCTAAACTGAATCGCGAGTATGTTCGTGTTCAGGTAACTCCCGAAACTGACGAAGACGATTTGATTGGTGGATTCCGCCTAATTAATGGCGAAACTGTTTTTGTTAAAGGTCCGGTTATCAAAGCAATGGAAGCAGGTGCTATCCTACTGATCGATGAGATCGATCGTTCTTCTAATCGCTTAATGGCTTTACAAGGCGTTCTAGAAGGTAAACCAGTTCTGATTAAAAAGACTGGCGAAGTTGTTAAGCCTAAAGACGGGTTCAATATTATTGCTACTGCGAATACAAAGGGACAAGGTTCTGATGATGGTAAGTTCGTATCTGCTACTATTATTGACGAAGCGTTCCTTGAGCGTTTCTCGATTACGGTTGAACAGCCTTATCCTTCAACTGCGATTGAAAAGAAAATCGTCCTGAACCATATGGATAAGTATGGTCGCAAGGACGAAGACTTTGCTGTTAACCTGACCACTTGGTCGGATATTATTCGCAAGACCTACGTTGACGGTGGTGTTGATGAAGTTATTTCTACTCGTCGCCTATGCCACATTGTTCAAACTTTCGCTATCTTTAAAGATAAAGAGAAAGCGATTGACCTTTGTATCAGCCGTTTTGATGAAGATACAAAAGAAGCTTTCAAAGACCTATACTCAAAGGTTGATGCGAGCGTTGGGAACCCTGTCCCCGAAGCTGGTCAAGAAAGTACCACTTCAGTTGACGATATTATAAATGACATTTTCTAAGGAGATTATATGAGCATTGATTATAAGTTTAGAGAAGATGAGTTGCTTGATGAAATTAAGAAATACATCGACTCTACTTATGGAGCCCACTATGGTGGTAGTAAGATTCAGACCTCGGAGGTTATTGTAGACCGAGGTCGAGGGATGGGATTCTTCCTTGGTAACGTGGATAAATACTCTAACCGTTATGGTCAGAAGGGTAGTATCGAAGATTATCGAAAGGATCTATTGAAGGTAATACACTATGGATTACTTTCGTTATATGAGCACGACAGATTACACAAAGGAACTGATGCCTTAGATTCTGCCGAGCGTGAATGTGAAGAAACTGTTCAAAATTATTTTAAAAAATAAGAGAATAAAGCTTTACTTTAGTGATGTAGTATAGTATAATACTTGTATTGAAATTAGGAGATTGTAATGAAACTATCAAATGAAACCTTTAACGTGCTTCGCAACTTCGCAAGCATTAATCCAAACTTAGTAGTCCGTGAAGGTTCTACTATTAAAACCATTGCCGAGAGTAAGACAGTCCTTTCTTCTGCTGAAGTTCCGGACGTGTTCCCTCAAGAATTTGGTATCTATGACTTAAACTCTTTCTTAACCGTTGCAGGTATGATTGATGATCCGGAGTTTACTTTTAACGAAAGCTCTGTCACCATTTCTAATGATGACGGTTCGCAGTCTTTTGAGTATTTCTTCTCGGATGCCTCTATCTTGACCAGTCCGTCTAAAGACATTACTATGCCACCTAGTGTAGTGAAGTTTACTTTGACCGACTCTCAGATGGCAGCTATTCGTAAAGCAGCTACTGCTATTGCTTGTACGGATGTGGTGATTATTGGTGAAGAAGGTTCTACTGAAGCAACTGTTGAAGTAACTGATGTTAAAGTATCTACTGCCAACACCTTTAAAATGAAACTTGGTACGATTGCTGCTCGTCCTGACGAAGCATTCAAACTAGTATTCAATATCAATAACTTTAAGTTCTTGCCAGGAAACTTCGATATTTCCGTATCGTCTAAGCTCATCTCTGAGTTCAAAAACGACGATGCGAAAGCGACATATTGGGTTGCCCTTGAAAAGACATCAACTTTCGGAGCGTAATACTATGACTAAATATATTCTCGCACTTAATGCTGAAACGGCAGGGTCGTGATTCATACGAACGCTATCACTAC